GTGTTCTAGTTAAGAATATTGACGTTTATCAAAACACAGCATCGTTTAACGTCGGTCCGTGGATGGCAAAATATGCTGGTGCATTAGGAAACTCTCTTAAAGTTTCTATTTGTGCTAGTGCAAGCGCATGGTCTTCTTCACTAACAGGAACATTCACAGTTGCTGCTGGTGGAACATTAGTTATCGGATCTGGCTCTGCAGCTAATACAGAACTAACGATTGGTGACTATGTTACATTAAACGGTCGTACAATTAGAGTTTCTAACACAATCAATGCAAATGCATTTAGCTTGTCAACAGCGCACTTGACTGGCGCAACAGCTGCATCAGCAACTCGTAGATGGGAATACTATAGCGAGTTTGATTCTGCTCCAGGAACATCAACAATGGCTGCAGCACAAGGTGCAACAAATGATGAATTGCATGTTGCAATTGTTGACGAAGAAGGCGACATCACAGGTACAGCTGGGACAGTCCTAGAAAAGTATGCATACCTTTCAAAAGGTTCTAATGCTAAATCAGACAATGGTGGTACAAACTACTATAAGACTGTCATCAATGATCGTTCGAAATATATTTGGTGGGCAGCACACGACAATGCAGGAACCAACTGGGGTAATGCATTCGTTACTTCTGGAGCAGGTGTTACATACACAGCAGTTACAAAGCCAAAGACATATTCCTTAGCTGGTGGTGCTGATAGCAACACAATTCAAGATGGCGACCGTATCACATCTTATGGAAAACTTTCTAACAAGCAAGAAGTTCCAGTTTCTGTAATTATTGCTGGTCAAGCAAATGCTTCTGTTGTGAATAGAATCATTTCCGATGTCGCAGAAAATAGAAAAGACGTTGTTGCATGTATTTCTCCACTAAGAGCAAACGTTGTTAACAATCCTGGTGCTGAAGCAACATCGATTTTATCGTGGGCAGATACAATCACACGCTCAACATATGTTGTTGCAGATAGTGGATGGAAGTATCAATACGACAAATATAATGACACATATGCATATGTTCCATTGAATGCTGACGTTGCTGGTATTATCGCTAGAAATGATGCGGTAAGAGATCCTTGGTTATCTCCTGCCGGATATACAAATGGCGGAATCCAAAATCTAGTTAAACTAGCATATAATCCAGGTCAAGAAGATCGTGATGCTCTTTATAAATCTGCAGTAAATCCAATCTTCACACAAGTTGGTCGTGGCACAGTTCTATTCGGCGATAAGACTTTCACAACAAAGCCTACATCTACAAATAGACTAAACGTTCGTAAGTTGTTTATTGAAATTCAAAGAACAATTTCTGATGCAGCTAACTCAGTATTGTTTGATCAAAACGACGAACAAACAAGAGCATCATTCGTCAATTTAATCTCTCCTTATTTAAGAAGTGTTCAAGCTAGAAGAGGTATTACAGCATTTACCGTAGTTTGTGACGAAAGAAACAATCCACCTAGTGCTGTAAACAATAGCGAATTTGTTTGTGATATTTACATTCAGCCGATTCGTTCTGTTAACTTTGTTCAGCTTAATTTTGTCTCTGTTGCAGGATCTGTTGCATTCAACGAAGTGACTGGTCAATAAATATATTATATAAACATAACGGAGAACGAAAATGGCATTTAGCACACTAGAACAATTAAAAAATGCACTTAAAACTGGGGCTAGATCAAATCTATTCAGTGTGACTCTTCCACTTATTCCGGGAATTGATAATGAGTTACGACAAAACTTTGAATACTTGTGTAAAGCAGCGTCACTTCCTGGATCGACTATAGGTTCTATTGATATTCCTTTTATTGCTGGAAGACGCTATAAAATTGCTGGAGATAGAACTTTTTCTGATTGGACAACAACAGTTATGTCCGATCAGAATCAGAGAATTAGAAAATCGCTAGAAGATTTGCAAAGAGCATATGCTCCAACTCAACTTGGAAATACAAATGCTTATGCAACAAAAACTGGTGCTAAAGATACAGATTTTCAAACTGTCACAGTAACACAATACGATTTGAGCGGAACTCCAGTATATAGATGCGAACTAAGAAATGCATGGCCTAGTGATATTTCAACAATTGATTTATCATATGATTCTACAGATACACTTGAAGAATTTACATGCACTTGGTCATATGATTATTTTATCTATACTGATCTAACCGCTGTAGTCCCTGTATCCACTGCAACTTCTGTAACTAAATAAAAACTTAGTTATAATAAAAATATAAGGAATAATCGTGGCCGGATTTTTTAACATCTCAAATTTTAGAGCAGCACTAGATGCTGGTGCAAAACCAAATCTATTTTCAATAAACATGAACTTGCCTACAGGTGTTTCTGGTGGCGGTCCTGCTTTTCAAAATAATTTAATTCTATGTAAATCTGCATCGATTCCAGCATTAACAGTTGGTATTATTGAAGTCCCGTATAGAGGAAGAAGAATTAAACTTCCTGGTGATAGAACTTATGGAGATTGGACAGTAACAATTGTTAACGACAATAAGCAACTAATGCGTAAATCGTTTGATAGATGGCTAGAATATATCAATAATCCAAACGCTACTGCAGATATTCGCACTACACAAGAGATCGACTATAAGGTGCCAATTGAAATTGCACACTATAAGATTAATGGTAAAGTAAGTCGTAGATATATGTTAATTGATGCATTTCCTACAGATGTTTCTGCAATTGATTTGTCGTATGACACAACTGATGCAATTCAAGAATTTACAGTTACATTCATGTATAGTCACGTTCTATTTGGTGATATTGCAGCAAGTATTGATGCTGATGCACCAAAAATTTCAGAAAATGATGCAATTAACGTACCTGCTCAAATTGTTTAATATAAAATAATTATCATTCATTCCAATATGAATTTTACGCATACATAAATAGATGCGTAATAGTGTCAGGATGGGGGCTATTACGCCCCCATTCGTTTTTTAGGAATAAAAAATGGCCATAAAACTTTTTGGATACAAGATCGGTAAAGATGATGCCGATGCAGAAAAATTAAAATCTTTTGTTCCAGCTAATGATGATGATGCGTCAGTATCCGTAGCTGGAGGCGGAGTATACGGTACATATATTGACTTGGAAGGTCAAATTAGAACTGATGCTGATTTAATTAAAAAATATCGTGAGATGGCACTTCAGCCAGAATGTGATGCTGCGATTGAAGACATTGTAAATGAATCTTTAGTGTTTGAAGATGGTGATTATCCAGTTCAAATTGTACTAGATAAACTTGAACAACCAGAATCGATTAAAAAGAAAATTCGTGATGAATATCATTTCATTATGAAACTTTTAGATTTTAATAATCAGGGATATGATATTTTCCGTAGATGGTATGTTGATGGTAGACTTTATTATCACATGGTCATTGATGAAAAGAATCCTAGAACCGGATTAAAAGAAGTTCGATATATTGATCCAAGAAAGATTCGCAAAGTTAGAGAATTAAAGAGAGATAAGAATTTAATTAATGCGAATGCACTTCCTTCACAAAACTATGTTGAATATTTCATCTATTCGGACAAGGGTTTTGCTAGAGATGGATCTCAAGGAATTAAAATCGCTGCTGATGCTGTTTGTTATACAAATTCTGGTATCACAGATAAAGATGGCAAAGTAATTGTTTCACATTTACATAAAGCAATCAAGCCACTAAATCAATTGAGAATGCTTGAAGATGCTACTGTTATCTATAGAATTTCGAGAGCGCCAGAGCGTAGAATTTTTTATATTGACGTTGGCAATTTACCAAAAATGAAAGCTGAAGAATATCTTCGCGATATTATGCAAAGATATAAGAACAAAATTGTATATGATGCACAGACTGGAGAGATTCGCGACGATAGAAGATTTCAAACTATGCTTGAAGACTTCTGGTTGCCGAGAAGAGAAGGCGGTAAAGGAACTGAAATCACAACTCTTCAGGGTGGTCAAAATCTAGGAGAGATTGATGATGTTCTATATTTTCAAAAGAAAGTATTTAAATCATTAAACGTTCCAATCACAAGATTAGATTCTGAAAATGGATTCTCTTTGGGTAGATCATCAGAAATCACAAGAGATGAATTAAAGTTTTCAAAATTTGTCAATCGTTTGCGTTTGAGATTTTCACATTTGTTTGATAAGTTATTAGAAACTCAATTGTTGCTAAAAGGCATTTGTACTCGTAAAGAGTGGCAACAAATGAAAGAAGAAATCTCTTACGATTATCAATCTGATTTGCATTTTGCAGAACTTAAAGATGCTGAGATTCTAAAAGAAAGACTTGGCTTGTTAGAAGCAATCGATCCATTTGTTGGAAAGTATTTCTCTATTCGTCATATTCGCAATAAAGTTTTACAACAAAGCGAAGAAGATATTAAAGAAATTGATAAAGAAATGGAAGAAGAAGCTGCAGAGCAAGAAGAGAATACTCCTCCTCAGGAAGAAATGCCTCAAGAAGCACCACCAGCGCCAACATCTCATCAGGTTAATATTAAAGTAAAAGGCGAAGAGTATGAAAGAGATTTTGATGATTCTGATCAAAAAGAACTATCAAAATCAATGACAAGATTTTTTGATACTTTAGTCGAAGAGGCAAAGGGTGACAACAAAGAGTAATTCGCAAAAGGATATTATTAGCGAAGCACTTTCTGTAGCAACATCAGTTGCTTATACTAAAAAAGAAATTGAGAAATTAAAAAAAGAATTTTTTAATTTCGTTGAAGAAAAAAGTAAAGAACAGAAAACTCTCGTTGAGTATGTCGAAGGTCCACAAGGAGAACGAGGTGTCGTTGGTCCTCGTGGATTCATTGGTCAGACTGGTGCTCAAGGTCCAGTTGGTCCAAAGGGCGACACTGGCGAACAGGGTCCACAAGGTGAAAAAGGCGATACTGGTGAAGTTGGTCCTCAAGGATACTTGGGCGCTACTGGACCAAAAGGCGAACGTGG